AAAACATATATACGACCATCAGCACGGTTATAGGATACTGCTACGAAAGCAGAGCGTCCCGTTACGGCTGGGTCAAAACCAATTACTGTGTAGGTTGATTGGGTGGATTTTGGATGTCCAGGTGTGCCTTCCTTAAGCGGTCCACGCTTTCGCATACCGTTAACACATCCAGCCACAATTGTTGGCGAGAAGATGGAATCTGACTGTACATCCTCCTGTTGGTAGACCATAGCCCAAACAGACGGAGCGACTTCAGAGCGTCTAGTAAATAACGAGGGTCCGTCCCACTTGGGATATAACCCTTGCTCGTTAGGTTCATCTACATCACCTTCCGCCCTATCCGTCCAAGGCCAAAGTGTTTTCCACTTCTTAGGGTCTTCATCAAACTCTAAAACAGCAGGACATGCAAAGTAGGTAAATGGAGATTTACCACCAGTCCATTGTTCGCCGTCACGAATCATCTTATATAAATCTATGGGGGCGACACGGGTTCCTACTATAAGTAGTTTTCCGTGCCGTCCCAAACGGGTGATGACTTCTTTTTGAAGCCATTCAATTTGCTTCTCCCACTCATGGGCGTTTGCATTCATCACCACATCGTCAAGGATAATCAGGTCTGCTCTTGCACCGTAAATCTGAGACCCGAATCCTAATGCTTGTACAGTAGGGTCTTTCTCCCCTGAGTCACGTCCTGCACCCAGATAAATCATATCAGCAGACCAGGTAGGTGAATCCGCCTTGTAGCCACCATTAGGGCCAAATGCCATTTGTAACTTTGTCCAGTTAGGATGGCTAAGTCTTGTCTTTATCGCAGATAGGAACTTACGTGCCATACCTTGCGTTTTAGAAACAATAATAATTCTAACGTTAGGGTCCAGGCAAATTCGATAGGTAACATAGTTGATGGTAAGTACTGTTGACTTAGCATGCTCAGGTGGTACGTTAATTAAGATACGGTTGATTGCTGCTGGCTCATAGGTCATAGATGGGTGTTGCCACCTAGGTTCCTTACCCTCTACCAAATCAATCCATGAGTTGTGATGGTCAAACAACTTGGTATCTAAGAATTGCTCAGAGAACTCTTCAAAGGATAAATCTTTCAGATTGGCTAGGTCTGCCTTAACACCCTTACCTGCCAGACGGGCTTTGTCAGCCTTGTCCTTAAAGTTGGGGTCTGCCATAGACCATTGCCGAAAGGTAACATCGTTACGCCCTACAGCCTTCATGGCATCTACCACAGTAGAGCCTTGGCTGAGAAGTTCTAGTACCTGCAGTTGGGCAGCATCTTTGGGTATATTTTGCACCCCTGGTCTACGACCCACACTTGCCCCCTAAAACGGTAATTTAACGGTACCCATAAACGGGCAGACTATCCCCAATATATATAATTATATAATAATACTATAGGAGGAGCGGAGTTCCAAAACGGAGCGAACTCCGTAATATTTATATTACATATTAGATAACCTGTTCAAAGTACTAAAACCGAACAGATAGGTAATAATCACGCTCATTCTGAGCGTATATATACCCCCCTATATAATATAACAGTAATTTTTTATGGGACTATATATCTATAAGAGACGCTAAATTAATAAACTCTAGGGTCAAATGGTTATGTATCTATCAATAATCAATAGTTATTTATTGTTTACTTAACAATTAAGGCAATAGTGAGTAGTTGACTAACTACAAATAGATTTATGGGGGGCAATAAATAAATTATTTATGGGGTGAGATTAGATAGATGGAATCAATGGGGGTAATCGGTAAACCTATCTGCCACCAAACCCACCCCAAAGGCTAACCTCGAGCCGATTAGGGGTATCTCAAGACCCCACGCTCAACCCCCTAAATCGTGCCGTATAATACGGCAGACACGCCTAGAAAATAATTATCAAATAGACTTGCAATAACCCTTGACCTATGGGAAAATTATCTCAATGGGGAAACCGAGTACCCACCAAACAAAGGATAGAAAATGGCTAAGAAAGAAACAGTAAAAGAAACAGTAAAGATAAACAGCAATATCTCAACCGCTTACGCTCTCTTAATTGAGAGTGGAGAAAACAACAACATGGATGCAATCAATTTCATTTTAGAAGTTGGAAATGAAATGGCAAATGGCACAACAACCCGAGAGGTAAAAGAAAGCATGAAGCAAGCACTAAATGGGGTTAATGTTAAGCCAGTAGTATTGCCAAATCATGTTGATTCTTTACTAGTTGCTTGCTTAATAATTGCCCGATTCAATGATGAGATAGCAAACATCAAAGCAAGCAAAGTGTTATCCCTAGCCGTCCGAGTGATGGCAGATAAGAAAGCAAGTGGCGCACAAAAACACATCCAAAGCGTAAAAACTTTTGATGAGTTAGATGAGCAAACACTTACAAAGAAAGAAAGCCAAACCCGAGATGGCTCAACCAAAGCCAAAGCGGAAATGGCTAAGTCTGCCAAAGACATCACTATCGAAAGCGTAATCGATAGCCTTAACACTTACCTTTCAAGCGTAAGCCTTAAGGATACAAAGACAACCGAGCCAAAGAAACTGGATGAAGTAATCGGAAAACTAATCACAGTTAGCAAAAACTCAAAGGTAGCCGAGAAAGTAAACGCCTAACCAAAAGAGAGATAGCCCCCTCGAGAGAGGGGGTTATTTTTTTGCCCAAAAATTTTCCAACACAAACCAACACAAACTAATTTGTACAAGGGTGTACTGGCGCATGGCGTGATGGATTCGGACAACTTAGCCTATCTGCAAAAATTTTCGACACAAACTCAAATGATACTGTACTGGTGCAGGTGCTAGGGGGTACGGGAAGGCTTGCCGTATAATACAGCAGATTTATTTTGCGCTTGACAGGGGTCTGTTTTTTCGGTATACTTATGCCAACGGGAAAGAAGTACCGCCAACCTTGCCGTATAATACGGCAGGTTCAATACTGAAAGGTAAGCACATGCAAGCAACACTAGATAGCACTTTGTCCGCTTTATTACATAGTGCTGAAGTAAAGAAAAACATCGAGGCTGAAGCGCAACGCAAGGCTAAGATTCAAGAGCAAACTGCTCGTGCTATGGATAGGGTATCTCGTGAGTGGAGATAGTATTGCCCTTGATTTCATGACCGAGCAAGAGGTAGCCGAGATACTTGCAACTGAGGGTATTTTAGAAGTAGACATGTCCGATTTTAATTCAGAGTTCATTGAGGATGTTGCTACGGACTCGGACTACGAATAGCAACTGGATAGCCCACGCTAGACGGCATAATCATGAGTGCAATTCTCATGGTGGGCACGAGTGTATTGGTATGCGTAGTCAATCAGCAGGGAAACCTGAAATGATGTTGCGAGAGGTCGCTACTTGCCATACCATAGTAGATACCAATACACTTCTAACGCTGCCGTATAATACGGCAAGCACTAACCGAAAGGAAATCATGTATATCGAAATAGGTGATACGATAGCAATTATTATTGCGTTGAGTGTCAGCACTACGCTGGTAATCACAACTGCAATTAAAAATGCTAAACTTATGCGTGCCTTGCGTGAGTTAAATGTCCAAAAGTAATGTAGATTATGCCAATGAGATTATCCTTACTCTTTCTAGGGATGAACTAGAAACTGTAAGGGAATCTCTAAGGCAATTCTCTATACATAATACAAGGCAGGGCTTCATGGCTCGTGCTAAGTATGCTGATGACCTGCGGGATAAGGTAGTCAATGTGATACTGGATAGTGTCCAGCGTAGGGTTGACAAGGCTAAGGAATTAGCCTATAATAATACTACTGGGCAATAGAGATACTGTTGCCGTATAATACAGCAAAGGATAGGATATGGAAACTACTGACGAAGTAGAGATTGAAAGTGTATGTTCAATCTGTGCTTCCGAATCTGATGTAGTTGAATCGCAAGAAGGTGAAGTAATATGCGACCAATGCTCAGTAATTTGTGAGCGTTGCGAATCCATATACTCGTCTAACGATTCGATGTATGATGTCGAAGGTCGGATATGGTGCGACCCTTGTACTATGAGTTATGCTTATTATTGTGATGAGCATGATGGGTACTTTACGGGGTACACTTACTCTGCCAATGACAGTAATCGCACTTTCTGTGAGACATGTTTTCAAGACAATGTGTCTTATTGTGAGGAGTGTGATGATTACTACTATAATGGTTGCGATATTGACCATGAAGGTGAGATGGATGGCAGATTGATACATGATTATTCGTATCGACCTGACCCTATATTCTATCGATTACCTGATGAGGAAACTCGTCTGTACTTTGGTATTGAGATAGAAACTGAGGTGCGTGGTCAAGATTATCCTCAACGCACTACTGCTGCCGAGTACGCTTCTATGCTTGAGAGTGAGCAACTTGCTTACCTCAAGTCTGACGGCTCACTAGAGTGTGGCTTTGAGATAGTAACTCATCCAATGTCCCACGCTTATATGACAAGGGATGAGAATCCTTTATGGCGAGTGCTGACAACTCTCAAGCGAGATTATGAAATGATGTCATGGGGTACAAAAACCTGCGGACTTCATATACATGTATCTCGTAATGGATTTGCTGGTGGTAGCCATCAACATAGATTCTTGCAACTTGTCTACAATAACAAAGAGTTCTATGAACTGCTTGCTGGTAGGTCATCTAGTCATTGGGCTAAGTTTGATGATGTATTTGACCCTGAAACTGGACGCAAGTCCTTCAAGCATAAGTTAGACCGAAATGGTTCAGATAGATACTCTGCTGTCAATACTAACAATAGAAATACGCTAGAGATGAGAATCTTTAGAGGTAGTCTAAATCCGAGATTCGTAAAGTCCGCTGTCGACTTAGCGCATGCCAGCGTTGAGTACACTAGGGTTATGAGTGTCCAAGAAGTCAGAGGTGATGCATTGTCTACGCCAAAGTTTAGACAGTATATCGAAAGTAAGTCTGACCTATACAAGTCACTTAATGAAAGAATTGCAATACACATTGATGATATACAAAGGATAGAAAGGAGTAAGCATGTGCCTATTGGTAGTCTCGTCTCCGAATAGCACACCAAAGCGCAAGGATTTAGAGTGCGCTTCATGTAATAATCCACATGGCTTTGGCTATGCGGTAATTGCTGGTAATAAAATTATTACTGGCAGGGGTATGTCCTCCAAGAAAGTAATCAAAGAGTTCTTGGAAGTACGCAAGCAATACCCAAATAGTTATGCTATGTACCATGCTAGATTTGCTACGCATGGTGTAAAGAATGACGATAACTGCCATCCATTCAAGGTTGGTGGTAGTGAACTGACATACCTTGCACACAATGGTGTGCTTAGTGTGGACATACCTGCTAATGATATGCGTAGTGATACTCGTATCTTTGCTGAGGATATCTTGCCTGCTATGGGTGGTATCACGGCACTAGACAATACCAACCTATATCGCATGATAGAGGGCTGGGCTAGTGGTAGCAAGATTGCAGTATTTACCTTAGACCCTAATGCTGAGTATGATTGCTATATCATCAACGAGGACTTAGGTCATTGGGACAATGCTGGCAACTGGTGGTCTAATGATACATACAAAGAAAATACATGGGCAAAATACTTCCAACAAAGCGACTCGCCATACGATTACTCAAACTGGGCAGAGGATGATGACTACACCTGCATGATGTGTGGTGAGGCTGTCAATGCTGACTACAATCCATATTACTGCCATGACTGCGGTGCATGTTTTGACTGCGGTATGGTAGTCAATGACAGTTGCCTATGCTGGTCGCCTGAACGGGACGAACTTGCCCGACACAAACAAATGACGGGGGTATACGATGGACAGTATGACTTTGGCTTCTAGGGAAGAAGTCAGAAAAGTAATTATAGAGTTAATCTCTATCGCCAATTTGACAGATGAGAGAGATGACGCTATAATTGCTCGTGCAAGGCTATTACTGCAACAACTATATGCCGTATAATACGGCAGAAAGGATAGGATATGAAGAAGTTGAAAGTACATCATCCTGATGGTGAAATCATAGCAGAGGTATATGACTATGCTGCTGGTGCATTACTGATGAGCCTATACGGAGATGGTTCCCACATTACTTACAGGGGTAGGGTATTATGGCGTGAGGGCAAAGATGGTGAAGGTGCCGAGAGTTATGATACAACATCCATGACAATAGATAGCCGACTCATAAACATGGGGGTACAGGTTGATTGATGAGAGCGATAAAGAAGTAACTATTCAGGAGATAATGAACAAGTATATGGTTTCATGTACTGGTATAACATCTACTGGATGGACTAAGCACATAATACTAAATGATGGAGCAAACCAATACTCAGGTAAGTTACAATGGGACTCCAACATGGGATATGATTGGTATTCAGACAATGGCAACATGCCACCTGAATCATACCGACCTGAGTTCGAGTATGTACTAGACTGTATAACAGAAGGGGATAGGTAATGGAAAAGTTAAAAGAAAATGTAATATGGCAAGGGCAAGTTAGACGCTCTGATGTGGGTGATAAGAGTGAGGAAGAAATTAACCAAATGATTGTAGAGTTGAACCTTGCACTTCAAAGTATTTGCTGGGCACATGGAATACATAACTGATGGCTGGTGCATTTGGCACGGGTCTTAAATATAGTGTGTTTGGTTATTTATCTGAGGACAAAGACCTCGACCTAAGTGATGGGTTATGTGCAAATAGTGATGACCCTGATTTGTGGTTTGCTGGTGAAGTAGAGACAGTTGAGGGAGAAGTATGGAGAAATACCAAAGACCAAAGGCGTAGGTATAACCTAGAAGTAGAAAAGGCCGCATCTGCTGTATCTGTATGTAAAAACTGTCCCGTCAAGAAAGATTGCCTAGAATTAGGTATGCGTGGCACTCAAATACATTACGGAATATATGGCGGTACTATGCCAGGAGAAAGACTAACTGCTCTAGGTCATAGCCCTAAGAAAGGGGAAGTAGCAAATAAAATCGTGTTTGCTAGAAAGGTTAGAGCCTTGATAAAAGAAAGGGGGTTATAATGGATATGAAGCGGTATAGAATAACCATAAATACGCCTGCTACATTAGTATATTACGTAGCAGAGTACGATATAGATAAGGCTATTGAGTTAGCATTGGACGCCCCATACAGAGAGTGGGAAGTGTCTGAGTTTGCCGAAGTATGGCTTGAAGATGTTATCGCAGAAGAAACGAGGTTGTAAATATGAAAAGATTGTTGTTCTTGTTGTTTATATTTATATTTTCTCTATTTGGAATTACCAAGGTAGAGACATTACCTCAGCCACATGCATGGAGTGTTGCTGATAGTAAAGCCTATGCTAGAGATTCATTACTTGCATGGCACCACAATCAATGGTTATGTTTAGATAAGTTATGGACTAAAGAATCTAATTGGAGACACGAAGCATACAACAAGCAACCTGTATATCAAAAAGGGCAGAAGTTGCATGCTGGTGGTATTCCACAGATTCTAGGTCTTTCGCCCGACACAAACCCTGTCGAGCAGATTGACCGAGGACTGACCTATATAATCTACCGCTATAACACGCCATGCCAAGCATGGAAATTCTGGCAGAAGAATAACTGGTATTAATGGCAACATATGAATATAAGTGTGATACAGACTTTCGCACAGTATTAATTGTCAGGGGAATGACTGAGGAAGAAGTAGTTCCTATCTGTCAACTATGTGATGAAGAAATGGTTCGTATTTATAATGCAGCACCAGTCAAATTTAAGGGGACTGGATTTTATTCGACAGGAGGATAATGAAAGACTCTAATTGGGATTTAGATTTACGTGATGGAGAGGCAGGAGAAAGTAAACTTGCTGACCTGTTACGTATAGATACTATAGAAGTTAAGACAGATAGACGCTGGAAAGATACAGGCAACTTATTTATTGAGGAGTCTTGTTTCTATCAAGGTAGTGGACAATGGGAGCCATCAGGACTATCAGTAAGCAAGGCTACGCATTGGGCATTTATCATCGAGGGTAATGTCATCATAGTCACTAGGGAGCATTTAATGAACGTGGTTATGGATTATGGCAGACCTATTGAGAATAAACAACCACCTAATCAATCTAAGGGGCATCTCATTACGCCTGAACAATTAATAAACTACACTAAATTAAAGAACGAACAGTTTGATAGGGCTGGGGAATCATATAAGAACAGACAGGAATACTCGGTCTGATTAAAAGCAGGTTAGTCTTCATCAGCCCTATCATCATTCCAATTTTCGTCTTGTTGCTCTACCACTTCGGTCTCAAGATTATCGTCGACAGTTTCTTCTTTGTCTGGAAAGTCTTGGTCTAGCCAAGGTCTGAAGCCACCAATTCGATTAATTAGTTTCTTGATAGCACGATTATGGCGCATACGTACAGCATCCTCGCTACCTATACTCATCTCAGTAGCGATAGTGCCATAGTCCATAGATTCAGCGTACTTATAAAATAATACAGTCCTATCCTCTGTGTTAAGTTTATGGTACGCTTTATCTATTTCTAGCATCATTACCATAAGATTACCACCCTCTGCTGGAGCAGGAGGTTTGGAAGGACCAGTTAAATTTAACTTATGACTTACACCATGTTCACCACGAATTACAGATGGCAGCAACGCTTCAACCATATCTGATTCATAATAAAACACATCAGATGTTTCATAGCCTGCTGACTTGGCTTTCCATCTTTGACAATAATCTAAAGCCTCATTACGTAATGAACGATAGATTAAATTCTTAGCATCTTTCTCACCAATAGATTCCCACTCGGATAATTTATTTGGATGTTCTACAAACCATTGATAAAGGGACTGCTTGATATCGTCTAGTTCAACCATATCATATTTTTTATGATACTCGGATGACACAGCGATAACAATGTAGTCCCATTTTTTTATCTTTTCCCAATCCATTACTTCCACAACTTCCCATCAAATACAAATGAACCGTCCATATTTACTGGCACAAGATGTGGTACAACTTTGTTACCGTCTACATACAGTACACCAAATCCTTTATGCCATGTAAACAATCCACCACGAATATATTTAGCAAACTTAAAGTCCATTAGACAACCAACTTCTAATCCCCAAATAGTTTTAGGATGTCCACCAAAATATGATTGTGTGTAATGTGTTAAGCCCATACGGTGCGTGTGTCCACAGACAACACTCATGCCTGCACGTTTTGCAAGTCCAAGTGCGGTAGCACCAGCAGTAGGTTGCACATTACCCTCATCCCCGTGTAAAAGTAGCCAATTTGGGGCTAATTCATAGGGTTTTTCGTGGTATTTTATGCCTAAATTGTCCAGTTTTAAGAAGTTTTTCAACTCTAATTCTGGTAATCCAGCAAGTCCAGGTGCTCTCATCTTGATAGTATTAAATAATCTATCTGTATGATTAGAGCGAATCATATGTTTAATCTTTAATGATTCAAGTACACGATAAGTTTCATCTCTATCTTTACCAATAGATTTTTCGTGTTCTAACTCGGTGCCCTTACTCCATTTTGAAATCGTCTGCATATCCATTTCATCTCCCACCGATACTACTTCATCAGGCTTATAGGATTTAATGAAGCGAGACAATACAGATACTGCCTTTTTATCGTGGTAAGGTACTTGTAAATCTGACACGCAGACTATGATTTTCATTTCTTTTTGGCTCGTCTCTTATTCTCTAGTCCCACGTTCTTCTTCTTAGATAGAACTCGTAGGTTGGATATTTTATCGTTGCCTTTACGACCACCATTATCTTTATGGTCTACTTCTTGATTACGTTTTAACTTTTTGCCAGTTGCTTTTTTGTAATCGAGTCTTGCCTTATTCGTAGATGTAGTTTCGGTAGAACCGTCTTTCTTTTTGCGTTTGATAACGTAAATTGGACGACCACCATTTTGCTTGCTTCCCTTGTAAGGTCCAAAGATTTTCACGCCTTCTCCTTAGTTGTTTTGATTAATCTTTCTAGTGTTTTATTGATTTGCCATAAACTAAATGCAATACTATGTTGAGAGTCCTGTATGTCTCTACTATAAGACCACTCATAGTATTCATCAATTTCTCTTTCACCTTTAGTTTGACTCATGTTATTCCTATCGTAGTAGTGCTGCTACTAAGGCTAGTAGAGCAGTTAGTTGTAGTTGAAACGCTAGCATTATCTCTATCATTTATCCCATTGTCCTCTGAGAACTAATAATCCTATGATTGCATAGTTTGCCATGTCCTTAAAAGAATCTTCAAGGGATTCATGTTCAGGTTCTTTACCACTATCAACCAAGTTATTGATACGTGCTAACTTGTCGTGCATACGAACCCTCAACCCATTAACTGGTCCACCAGGTGAATCAGATATATTCTTTGGTCCGTAATCATTATGTTTAGATAACAGTAAGTCTAATAGTTCTTGGAACGTTTGACCTACTTCATACTCGAAAGTAGTATTACTTGATGTCATCATCATCCCCCTTGTATTTGTTTTCTTCTTCTAATAAATCTATTAAATCTTCATCAATGGAAGCCATGTGTTCATGGATTATCATATCTTCTATGAAGCGTTTCATTTTACCAGGATTAGTTTCAGCGGCATATAGAGTGGCATAAGTTGATTGAGTAATCTCCTTGATATCATCTGGTCTATCTGCATAATTATACAGGCATCTCAACAGAGAACCTATCATGAGTTGATACCCACTAGGTAGTATTAACTTTGGGTCAAAAGGTTCTTCACCAGAGTCATCAAGTAAATGGTCTGTTGCTTCAAAGATATTGTCAAAATGTTGACCACACAATTTGCAATTAGGTATCTTCCTATATTTCATTTAACCCCATCTTTTCTCTGATGTAGTTTGCTCCATGTTTGACATAGGCACTATTAACATCTTCTCCATCCTCCATTGATATGATAGTAACTGGAAGTTCTCTCGATAAGGATGTCGCAAATTCTTTTCCTGGTTGGTCTCCATCAGCAAAGACAAAAACTCTTTCAAAATCAGCAAGCAATCTTGTGTAATGTTTCTTCCAAGAGTTTGCTCCAGGAACACCAACACATGGAATTCCTACCATGCTTGAAAGAGTAAGCGTATCAATCTCACCCTCACATACACCAATAAAATCCCCTGCTCTTTCTATATCTAATACGTTATACATCTTGGTTTCTACTCCAGTCATTCCCATGTACTTAGGTTCAACAGCAGGATTAAGAGAGCGAAAACGCAAATCGACAACGCCAGTCTTGGTAATATACGGTATTGATAATCGTCCTTGGAATGCTTCATGTCCGACATCAGGCTCCACGACTACGCCTAATCGAGCCAGCCGTGCTGCCTCCCTTGTTATTCCCCTGCTTGCGAGGTAATCTTCCGCCTGAAAGATGTTTACTGCGTACTTGGCCGTAGCCAAGTCCAGCAATTCCCTCTGCAAATGATTTTGCTTCACGAATATCAATCCTTTCCTGCTTTGCTATAATCTGTAAACTATTGCCACTCATACCACAAGCGAAACAGTTAAAGATATTTTCTCTTGTATTAAAACTTGCCGAACTATGTGTGTCGTCATGGAACGGACACTTAAGATTAACTTGTCCAGATGTTCTTGTAGGGTTGGCACCGTAGTGCTTAAGTACCGCTACAATATCTGGCATATCATCAACTAAAGACATCACCTAACCTTAGTACTAAATAGGAATCTGCTATTGATTTTCCTCTGGCTTTGATGACAACCGCTGGAAGAACTGCTTCCCTTTTAATGCCTCTTGCTTTCGCATAATTTGTTGCTTCAACCTGAGCCTCTTTGCTCCAACCAGATAAGTCAATGCGACCTGATTGACCTGGTGCCTTGGCTTCGATAACGCCGATGGATGAGAAGAAATCTTCTCTGACCACAACATCTCCCTCATCTCGTGCACCTGTTCTTGCAAGTCTTTCACTATCGTATCCAATTCGTCTAAAATAATCTCGTAAGTCGGTTTCAAATGTTGCTCCTCTAGCCTTGTGGCTTTTTCTAGTTGTCATGAGTTTTCAGGTATATCCTCTACATACATGTATTCAGGATTGAATGCTAACCATGTCATTAGCGTACCTCCAGCATCTGCTCTACCGTATCTATTCTTGACTGACGCCACGCCCAGAGATGTGCCAACAGTACCAAGTGTACAAATAAGAGCGGGTAGTTGCGATACTTTACCTTGGATTGCAGAGCGAGGTTGACAAGGGTTCCCAGGAATTGCCTCAGACGTGTGATGTAGTACAACAACCGCAGCGTTAGTAGCCCTTGCAAGATATTTCAACTCCTTCATAATTGCTCTCATAGAAGCAAACTCTTCGCCACCATCTGTGGCTACATCCATTAAGTTATCTAAAATTATAAGTGTTGGTGCACAACCCCACAACTCTTCAAACGCCTGAACTTCCTCGTCGATATCTTGCAGGGTTGGCGATGATTCAAACGACCAGATTATATGACTGCCTTTTTGTAGGACTGCCCTAGTCCATCCAACATCAGTATTAAGTTTCTGTTCTACCTCTGTTTGATTTTTACCAGATATCATTGACGCTAGGCGCATAGCCATAGTATGTGCATTGGTATCAGCGGAGATGTAAAGAGTCGGAACATTGGTTTTTAATGCTAGTGCTAGAGCAAGTGTTGACTTACCTGCACCTGGAGCACCAGCAAACATAGAAACTTCTGAACGCCGTATAATAATCTTGGACGCTTCAAATGATTTAAAACAAGAAGGTAGGGGTTCCCCTCCAATAGATGCTCTACCTACTGACCTGACAAGTGTACGCATTATTAGTCCCTACCTAATTGTTAAAACGGAAATTGTTCGTCTATTAATTTACTGGCTTGCATTGGTCTGCGCCCTGTGGCATTGGACAGACCCACATTGCGTAAGGATTCCCCGTCTTGCTTGAGATTCCCGACTTGTACTTCCTCGCCCCGTGCTGACATGTCGGACCCGCTGAGGTAGCGGATGGAGCCGATGCCTGGGGTGGAGTTGAGGACTGCGGAGGCCTTGTGCTTGTAGTGGTACTTGGCGTCGATAAAGGGGCGGAGTTACTCGCACCCACCACCAACTTTCCAACAGCGGCAATTTGAGTCGAGTAATCCCCAATGCCCTCTAGTAAAACACTTAATTCATCAGCAGTATTTGCTCTGATATTTATCATATCTCCACCAGGAGTTTTATATGATACTTGTAACTTCCAATCTTCTGCCATTTATCCTTCTTTCTTTGTCGAGAATTGACAATGAGCGGTTAGTCCGCACATGTACTGACAAGAGTTTGTGTTGGGCAAGAATATACCTGCCTTCCTAGCCTTGTCAAAACCTTTAACTAGGAACTCCATCTTGTCGTATGTGTATTCCGACAAGTCAACCATCTCAACGGTATTGCTACCACGAGACATGTAGTAATTACCCCAGTTAGCAGTTATGCCAAAGGTTTGCTCTAGTCCCAATTTATAGAAACCAAGTTGCAAAGTACTGCTTGGAGTATTTTTTGATGTCTTTAAATCAACTATTACTAGATGACCATCAACATCAAAAACTCTATCTATAACCATTTTAATTGGTACATCAGCCACTACTGGCATTAGTTCCAATTCGATTGCAGGTCGTCCATCTGGTGCTGTCCAAATTTTCCAATTAGGATTAGTTTTACGCCAAGCAATATACTGCTCAACCCAGACAGGTCCTGACTTCTGCCAAAAATCAACATCTTCTTTATTGGGAAGTAACTTGGTAGCCTTGCCACCTATACGAGCATTGGTTAAATCTATACCTTCAGATTCTTTTGCCCATGCCTTTTCCCACAATGATTGACTCATAGATTTTCCCTATCGTACATTTCTGTAGCCAAGTGAAATGCTGAACCACCAACAGACCAAACAGATGGTTCTTCTTGTTTTTCCAAAAGCCTTCCAAGGTAGTACTGGTACCCACAAGTTAAGTAGGTACTAAAAGCACTATAGGATATATGCTCTGGTAATGTATATTCTTCTAGTTCTATCGACATAGATGTAATTATACACTTGTGGATAACTTATGTGGGTACGTTAGATAGCAACGCTCCCTTATAATCTATTGGGTAGTGTATAATTGATATTAATATAATATATAAGACCCCGAAGGGGTCTATAATATAATATATAATTATATAATATATCTAAGGAGTACTATGTCAGAAATCTTAAACAACACGTTTTGGGCTGTATTTTATGGCTCAACTTTAGGAACCCTAACAGTATACCTAATCACATCCCTATTGGATGAGTACCGTTCTAAGAAACACCGTAAGAGCATAGAACTATTAATGGAAGAGTGGGAAGACCTAGAAGACTAGCAAAACACGATAATAAACGACAAAAGACCCCCCTTCCTAGTATCTCTACTGGGTCGGGGGGTTTTCGTGTCTAAAAACGGCCTTTAAAGGCTAATTAGGGGTATTTAATTGGAGCCTATACCGTACTCTTTTTCGGTCTTATCAGCCCACTTGGCCAATGGTGCTGCTAGGGCACCGATTAGGATGGCTTGCTCTGGTGCAAGGTCTGCAGCCAGGGCTAATCCCATAGTAATTGCTGATGCTATAACTGCACGAATATAAGACTTAAATGCAGCCTTAGTCTTGTCGCTCTTTAACTTAGCGATTAAATCTTTCATTAGTTCTCCTTCTTTGGTAGACGCTTTACTGAAGCCTTTACCTTATTGAGTGTTGTTACTTTTCCCATCCAAGGAAACCAAGGTGATGTATCATTACCGCAGTTATCTTTAATGGAAATATGTATATGTTTATTATGTTTATTACTACCAGTGTATTCTCTGTCACCCTTTTCGGCTGACCAGATTCTACCTTTAAAGATTAAATATTTGACACGCTTATCAGACTTAAGGTGTGCGTATACCTCATGACAATTAATGTCATTATCTGGGTCATGAGTTAAGTCTACTGCAAATCCTGTATTATGGTCAGAGGTTGGGCTGGCTTTCAGATGAGCAGCAGATGGTAGCAGACCATCGCTGGCTTTCTTGCGATTCGGTCTTAACGCCGTCGCTTGGCGCAGCACAGCAATTGCAGCAGGCGTGGCTTTCTTTGCAACAGTCATTGTTCACTTCTTTCTTATCCATACTTGCCATCCCTTACGGATTAATTCAAATTCATCTTTATGTTCATTTAACCAAGCATCTATTGCTGGCTTAGGGTTTTTATCTGTACCGTCTGGATGGTCCCACTCATAGTCATCAAATGCCATGATACCACCTGGTTGTAATAAATCCCAGGACAGGTTTGCATCTAATGTTACAGACTCAGGCAAATGGTCACCATCAATGTAGATAAAATCAAATCCATCTTCACGGTTATTTGCTAACCATTCCCCACTAAATGCTTTATATGATTGGACTTTTTTACCATAAGGTTTAACTTGCTCTTTATAAGCCTCTTGAATATCGTCCCAATTATAAACTGACTCGTGAGGTAGATTACCACACCAAGGGTCTATATCTACCAATATTGATGATGGGTCAGTAAGTATATTCTCTAATAGCCAAGCAGATGCGTTGCCAGTAAAGACACCTATCTGTAAAAATCTAAGATTCTTCTTGTCTTTAAATTCTGCTAGTCCTGCTTCAAAATCAGCAACAGTAGCATTATCATAGAACCATTTAGGAAAGTTATTAGCCTTCATTTCTTCAATGCTTGTAATACAAACTCGGTTAAAAATTCTACTTTTTCTTCTAATCGATTAACCTGGTCCTTGACACTTGACCCGCCATTGGGGCGAAGTTCAGATAAATAATGTTTGACTAAATGTCTTACACCAATTGCTATTGCGCCTATAAGAGAAGTTACGGCCACAGCCAGTGCAGCCCAATCATTTACTGTCATTATACTGTCCTAATCGTAATATCTACGACTCCTCCAAAGCCATCAAAACGCTTATCTGGTGGTGTCATTCGAGTGAAGTTTACCTGTTCAATAACTACCTGACGGGTTTCGCCAGATGTAATATCCTGCCAAGTAAGAACGTCTCCAGACTCTTCAACGTTTTCAAGTGCTATAATTCGAGCCATAGCCCGACCTTCATAACCAACCTGTACGTTGTATCTATCTGTTTCTACGTCAAAACAGTAAACAGGAAATCTAAGAACTCGCTGACGAGGTGTTGCGATAGTAGCCTTTGCCTGGTATCCTTTAAAGGTTGGACCTAGGGTAGCATCAGTATCTCTATTTAAAATAAATTTATAAGCAACATATTCTTGTGCAGTTTGAGGAGATGAAGTAGTAACCTCAACTGCTGGTACATTTGCGTCATATGTAATATGGTCGTATTCAATGCCATTTCTGTCTACAGTTTCCATAACTAAAGAACCTTTAGAGAATAATCCACGACCTAGTAAACGTTTAAAGTTTTTAGGCTCTAGTGTTCCATAGCGGATGTAACCTGTAGTTATGTAACCAGTTGATTCTAGGTTAGAGGCTGATTCAATATATGAATAGCCAGGTTTGCCTACGAAGCCACCAGTTACTGCAGCAGATGCAATAGTTCCAGATGTTGTAGTTGTATAAGTAATTGTATCTGTAGTTACAGAAGTAATAGTCCAGTCACCATCTAGGTGGGTAGAGTCTACACCTATAACATAAATTTTATCTCCAGCCACATAACCATGAGCAGTAGATGTAATGGTTGCTGTAGTTCCAGTACGTTCTTTATTAGTTACTGACTTTTGGTCAACTGCTTCTGTGCAATATGCTAGTCTATTAGTCTCTCCAATAAAAGCGCAAGATGTGGTTTCTACACTAGATACACCAGAGTAATATAAATCGTTAGCGTAAGCAAATCGCAATGTCTCTATTTCATTACTTAAATCAATACGAATAACTCCAGGAGCACCATCTACGCTAGTTGCACACCATATGTAATGGTCTCGTGCAGCAAAGTCATAGCAAGGCTGTGTGGTTTCCACAATAAGTGGACCATAGTTAATAGAGCCATCTTGGTCAGAGACAACTGCTGCACGGATTCCCTTGTTTGTCCCTATCATCATGTAGCCCAAATAATAATAAATCTTATGTATCTTTTCACCAACTGGCATTTCTGCTGCAGTAATAGCGGTGGTAAGGGTAGGCATTACACCTGATGTGTTAAGAGTAAACTTGTAAATAAATGATTGAATACCGCTATAGCCAGCAATATAAATAGCAGGACCAGATGCTGTAATGGACGTAAAGACTATATCTGTATCTGAGTGTGTATACAATGCTGTAGGCAATGCACCCGCTGAGGTAGAAAACTCATAAATTTTATTATTAGCACACATAACAATACGGTCTTTAACATATTCCATGACAGCATTAGTTACCGTGATACCAGCAGAAGTAAATAATGGTGTTGCTGATGTGCTAGCATTACCAGTTAAAACTTTCTTGTTTACCTCTAGTTTACCTGATGGACCAGTATCATTGGTTACCCAATAAGCAGTAGTACCATCATCACAGATAGCATATACCTTATCATCTGAACCAGCATTGTAATCAATAAAGTGCGTTTCGGCACCAGTTGAATCAATTTTATCTACATCATAACCATCGTGAAGTAATACGCCATTTGTTCCACCATATTGGATAGAGCGTAATTGCTGTAATGCACGACCATCAGAACCAATTGGATGGGTAGTCACATGTCCAAGACTACTGTCTTTAAGTAATGTTACTTCACCCTTAGTCCAAACATTAACACCCTTACTATCTGTAAAGCGATGTTGTATTGTTTCGCCAGCAGATGGGTCATAGAATCTTATACCTGAACC